TGATATACCATCAATGTATGTTGCTACACCCAATGTATAAAAATCAACAGGATTCTCTTCACTAGCAGTAAATCCACCAGCACCACAATAGATACCTCTCGGTATCCACCAGTCCTTCATTAGATCAATGCGACTAATAGCATCATCTATACCACTCTGATCTAATACATTTATGAATCCGCTTTGCATTTGATGTCGTACTCAATGACAATCTTCTTTGATGTTCTACCCATAGAATTAGATGTAGTCAATTCTGTCCACTCACCCTTGAGTAGATTTTCCATTAACTTCTTATCTAATCCACATAAATTTACAGCATTATCTACTGCTGCTCTAACTGACTCAAGACCATCTGGATATTTCCTGACCTTAAATCCGTGTTTATCTAATTCATTGCCTTCTGAATCATATTCAGGCATTATGCTACCTCTTCCCAATGAGAATCATTACCATTCTCATCGTAAACTTTTACTTTACGATTAACAGTCTTTGGTTCATCATTTACTGCTAACTGTGCAGTCACAGTATAATAACAATCTATTGCACCACCACTACCAGATTGAACAACTACCTTCTTACCCCACTCTATTGCCTTAACAAATAGATCTTGGTGTACTCCAATAGGTGTCAACTGCACATTAATAGTTGCAGGATCAATAGTTCTCACTGCTTCAGGTGGTTTGTTACCTAACCAATCATCAGGTAGATCAATAGTAGTATTATTCTTTAGTCTTCCACTAAATGATACACCACCACTTGCTTCAAGGAATGTCAATGCACCAACTGCTTCATCATAGATAGCATACTTTGGTTTAGCGTTAGGATCAGTCATTTTACATTCCTCCTGTATTTAATAAATTCATTTTACTTAATCGTGTTTACACTCTTTAACTTCAGACCAACCACCTTGATCTATCCACATTCTATAGTGTGGATTGTCCCATGCGTCACTGATATTATAAGAAGGCATAATAACTTCTCTAATATATCTTCTGTTCTCACTTGCTGTGACTTCTACATTATTAAGTCGTTGTCCTTCAAGAAGTGAGACTCTATTCTGTATGCCTGATAAAAACCAGACCATACCACCTGCTTGTGCTGCTAAAAATGTAATCACAGCAACAGGCACTTTAAAATCTTTCATTTTTCTGCTGCGTATAATGCAAACGTAGAAGTAGTTATAACAGTCATCATGTTTGCTATGTGTTGTTTCACATCAGCATCACATACTTTACCAGGCATAAAGCATCCAAATATAGTTGCTCCTACTATTCCTAACTGGAATAATATCACAACCCTTATAAGATTTATAACCTTATCTTTGCTGTTGTGGGAGTTGTTCACGATAGTTACCATTAGGTATTTGCATACCTTTGACTTGTCCAGTAGTTGTTGGCCATGCATCCCTTAAGGCAGCACGAACTTCTTCTCTGACTATGAGTTGCAACTCAGTCTTCTCTGCTTCTATTCTTTTTTGTGGTCCACCAGTATAGTGGTCAATGGCAGTATTGCCACCAACCACAGTACCAGTTCCTATGACAGCAACTGCTGTTCCATAGGTTGCGATATCCTTTACGTCCATTTACTGAGGTAATCCAAATCCAGCAGGAGCAGGAGCATCAGGTGCAGATGCTTGATCAGCAGGAGGTGCAAGATCGGGTGTACCAATAGGTAAAGAATCAACACTACCACCTAGAGCACCGCCACCCATTCCATCAAGAACAGACTCAATTGCTGCATCTTTTACATCATCTATGATTGCATCTCTGTTTAGATACACATAACTTCCGACACCAATAATACCAGCGAGTGATACTCCTGATACAATGCTAATTACGTTAGCAATAGAATTGAAGCTAATTGGACACTTTTTCTTTTCAGTCATGATTAAATTTCATAAGTTTTCTTTTCTTTACTGTTAGGATCAACAGCAATAATTTTTAATGGTGCTTGTTCAATTCTAATTGTTTGAACTGGTCCACCATTTCCACCACTACCATTAGCAGGATTACCATTCTTATCCATCTTCATAGTACCATCACCCTTCTTGGATGCTGTCTGAATCCCGAAGCTCGCTAAAACTCCAGTGAAAACCGAAGCTATGAAAGTTGGATCTATTTTCTGTTGTGGTACACCTGGTATGGCAACGTAGTTCAATGTCAATATTCCCCCAGACCAGGCAAGAACAGTGATTCTGACCATTGTCGAGATGATCGCTGCTTGTTCTTCGGGATCTGGTATTATAGCAGACTTTACTTTACCAAAGATACCCTTCTTTTTTTCTTCAGGATGTTCTTCTTTAGTATCCTCTTCAGGAAGAATAACTTCAGGCATGAAAATATTACATAACTATACTATATATCATTCTGAAGGTTGTTTCTTTTTCCCAATATTATATTTGGACTCAAGAGTCCATTCTCCTTTTTCCTTATATGATATAACTTTTATCTGACTTAAAGGTGCAGCATCTTCAATAACACTTGCCTTTACGATCTCTACAAGACCCCAGTCTGATAATAATTTAATAATTCTGTTTCGTCTCTGTACATCATTCTCTGATAGGTTTGCTTTCTTCCCATCAAGAGCAAATAGTTCTTTGAAATGTACTATGTAATACTGTCCCTTCTTATGAAGGATATGACAAGACTGATATAGTTTCTTTTCTTTCCGAGAAGCTACACCAATTCTGGTAAGTGTTTCACGAACCTTAAGGAAGTCGTCTGGTTCTTTAAGGTTGACCTCAACCATATCATCCTTAGTCCACATAATCTCATTCATTTCTTACCCCCTCTATTCAGTTTTTCTTTAATGTAATTGAGTTGGTCGGGAGATAAGATCCGTAATGCCTGTTTTGCCTTTTCATTACTATAGCCATAGTATTGCTTAACAATCTCAAGATCCTTCACCTTTTCCTTTTTACCCCAAGGAGAGAATCGCTTCTTGGGTCTCACAGTATTTAGAAAAAAAGAATATTGTAAACGCTTATCTAAATTAGGATATCGATTCATCTCATTAGCAAATGCTAGTGTGTCCATATGATGTGACAGGCATTTGTTAATGACATAGGAAGGATAGTTCTTTTCCCAACCAGGATCATCTTCCATAAGATCTTTCTTACTCAGATTAATACTATTAAGATAATCTTTTAAGGGATAGCGATCATCATATGCCATAGTTCGTTAGTACTAATTCTTTACGTTCTGCTTGTTTTTTCATGTAGTCACCTGTAGAACGCATACTATAAGTTAAATCAAACTCAGCAGCATTCCAATCTTTAAATCTGTTTCTAACTATCTGACTACTGTTGTATGATATCATCTGATGGTTGGTATGTCCATCACAATCTTCTGCAAACTTATCATGATCGAAGTACTTATGCATCTCACCTCTCTTACCATAGATAGGTATTCCAATTTCATAAGGTGGATCAAAATAAGTAAAGACATTCTTATCATCAGTCATCATCTCATCATAAGAAAGATTAGTTATCTTCCAGTCTTCTATTAATTTAGAATATTCTGGTAACTTCTCTATGCCTCGTAAACTAAAGTTACTGTCTGAGGCTTGCTTGGAGAAGGAGGAGCTTTCGGTGAGACCTGAGAAAGAACACTTATTAACAATATAAAAACTAACAGCACGGGTAATGAGACTGGCTCTGGCATCGTTAACCAGTTCTTTACTTTCCATAAAAAGGTCTTTTGCTTTTTCTGGAGTTGGATATGCTCTTTTAAAAGTGGAGAGTCTTTTCGTAATTTCATCACCATCATGTTGTAAGGTTTGCCAAAAGTTTGCTAATGGTTCATACAAATCATTTACCCATACTTTTAAATGAGGGTATTGTTTTGTCATGTATAAAGCAACAGAACCACCTCCAAGAAACGGTTCCCTATACTCTTTATACTTTGATAGATCTGGTAAGTACTGTGCCATTTTAGTAACAGCACGAGACTTACCACCTGGATATCTCAAGGGTGTTTTTAAAGATTTCATTAATCCTCAGCAGTTTCAAATTCTTCAATTTGATCAACATAAACCTCGTTGCCAGCAATACTATATTTGTGGCCACGTTCATCTTCACCAAGATATTCAAGACTATTCTCACCAGAGAATGTATGTTCTCTTAAGACTGCTTGAAGTCTATGATGCAACAACTCTACTTTAGTAATCATATCATCTCCTTGTATGGCATTTCTTCCCAGATAATATAATCGTCTGGTTTAGGTGCTAACAAATAACAATCCTTATCACTTGTTAGGTATGCTTCAACGAGTGCTTGTACCTCTGTAG